CATCCAGCAGAGTTTTCGCCTTCTCTGCGCTGCCCGTCAGCACCTCAAACGATATCGCGGTCTTCTCCGCGTCCATCGTCAGTTGTGCCATCTTGACCGCGCCAGCAGTCACACCCGATGCCGCCAGCGTGCCGCCGATCCCGCTGAATGCGCTCCGGATGCCAGACAACGCACTGCCCGTGCGTTTTGCTGCTGCGGTCATTCCGTCCATTGCCGACGATGCACGGCGCGCCTGCGTGTCTACCTGCCGCATCCCGTCGGCAGAAAAAATGACCTGTGCTTCCTGAACTGTCACAGCCATTACTTCGCGTCCTGTTTCTGCCAGATGTCTTCAGGGCACCACATGCCCGCCCAGGTCAACGCCTGGTACATGGTCAGCGTGCCAATTTGCTCAGGCGTCCATCCGTACCTCTCAGACATGCTCCGAAAGATTGTCGCCCACGGAACAGTCCGACGTGACGGCAGTGTTACACCCCCGCCACCGGGTGATTTCAGTTTCCCAGCTCTGGCCGTTCCTCCGCCCTGTGCAGTGCGTGAATGATGGCCTTGATGTCGTTGAACCACTCGATGAAGTCGCAGCCCAACTGGATGCCGCGTTCTGTCGGCAGTGTCGGCGGAAACTCCTCTGGATGATTCACGGACAATGCCCGCCAAACGGAATACCCGATCCCACGCAGTGATTCGTCGAATCGTTCTTCGTCCTGCAGCGTGGCAATCAATGGACGTGCTGCCACGTCCGCCGCAATCTTGAACGCTGCCTGCCGCTGTGCGGGATCTTTGATTTCCTCCAGGCCTGCATACGGGCTGCCCATGCGCTGCAGAATGGCCTGTTCTTTAAGCGCGTGATCGGCCAGCGTTCGCACTGCCAGCCGATACACTCGCCCGTCTTTTTGTAGTTCGATGGCCCGTCGGCCAATCAAATTGAATAACCCGTCCGCCACGGTTTCTACTCCTCAAAAGGTCATGCAATGATGTCAAACGCTGTGCCAGACTTTGACGGCGCACCCTGCCCGTCGAATGCGTAATCAATCGCCACCGGATCTCCGCTGTCAGCGTCAAACGTGATCGGCCCGACTTCGGTGATGATGATGGTTCCGCTGATGTAATCGTCGGAGTCTGCGTGGAACTGTGCCGCCACTTCGTCGCCGCGTGCCAGTGGCTGCGCCCCGCCAGCGTGAAGCATCACAGTCACAGTGCCAGACCACTCACCCACGCCGACCGTGGTTTTGCGCCAGCCGCCTGTGCTGTTCGTTGCGTACTTCGCAGATGCTCCGCCAATCGTCAATTCCCACTTCCCTGTGTGGTCAACCTCGGTCGGAGTTCCGCCGGTCTTGAAGGTCATGGACTTGCCGGTAAACGGTGTGCCTGCTGCCATTGTATCGTCTCCTAATTACGGTTTGGCGGTTGCTGAATAAAGAATCCCAAGCTTCAAATTCGTGGCCGTTGTGGCCACGCCAAGAATCGTCACGAAGTCACCTGTGGCTAGGTCCGAATACGGTGCAATTCCTCCGGCGTTCACGCTGCAAACGTAAACCTGCCCAACTGTGAAAGCACTGTTGAACGTCAGGTTTCCGCCGTAGCAGTATTGCAACGGCTGCCCATCACTTGCCCCGTGTAATGCAATCCCAATGGCCTTCGATGATGCCAGGACATCCGCATCACAGGGTTTCAGCTTGTTGCTGGCCGTTGTGTCTGCGTACACCGGCTGTCCGGCTGTCACAGTCCCGCCGGCGGTGCCGTATCCAATCAGGCTGGTGGCAGTCTTCACCACGCTCGCCGCTGTTACTGAAACGTCTGCCATGCCTTAGACTCCCACGTGCATCAAGTCGAACTGAACCGCCGTCGTCCAGACGCCTGTTGCGTCGTCCTGTGTTGTTGTCATCTGCCCTGACGGCTTCGCGGTCGCAATCTCTACCGCGCTGCCCGTGAATCCCTGATTCTGCCAACTCGTGACGGCCTGTTGTGCAATGGCTTTGCTGCGGTCGTAATCGATGGACATGCAACCCAGCGTCAACGATGTACGCCAGCCCTGGCTGCTGTTTGTGCGCCATGCCGGCTCACTGACTGCATCAAACACCACCAGATCGTCAAAATAGCCGTCTTCGTCTGCGTCATCGTCCTGTGTTTCAAGGTACTGATCCACACTGGCGACCACTCGCTCAATCGGTACCAGGTCGCACAGTGCGGCTGTCGCAGCCCACCATTCGCCGATTGCCCGATCAATGCCAGTGTCCGCCATTATCGCACCGTCGCCTTTTTCTTGCCCGCCTGTGGCCTCAACTGCTGCTTCAAACTGTTTCCGATTTCCTGCCCGAACATGTTCAGATTGTTTTCGACTGACGGCTTCAGGAATGGCCTTGCTTTGCCGTCTTGTCGGAACTCCCACATAGCCATGTAACCGGCCACCTTCTTGTCCACGTATGTCCTCGCCTGTGGCTTCTTGCCCTTCATTCGCAGTTCTGCGGTGATGGACTTCCTGCCCTTGCCTGTCCGCATCTTTGGCGGTTCGCCTGGCTTGCTGCTGCCGCTGCCTTCCAGGAATCCGCCAGTCATTGCTCCGCTGATGTCTGCATCACCGGACAATGTCAGCCGATTAAACTCCCGCTCTCGTGCCCTCTGCTCTTTTTGCGCCTGTGTCGCTGCTTTTTTCCGTCGTCTGTTGCGGTCCCTGTTTGCTTTCTTCAGGCCCAACACAAACGATTTGATTCGCTTTCGTGTCTGCTTTGCTGTTTTCCTCGCTCTCTTGACAGCCTTTTTTGTGGCCTTCGTCGCCCGCTTTGCTGTCTTGCGTCCAGTTCGTGCCAGTGTGTTACTGGCCAGTTTCCGCTCAACTCTGCGCGTTGCTCGTTTGATGCCTTTTGTGGCTCGTTTTGCTGCCTTTGCCACAGCCTTATTGGCTTTGGCTCGCAGCTTTGCATACTTACTCTTTTTCCCCGAACGTCGTCCCATAAAGCTTCTTAAAATAGGCGTCTTTGGCTGCAGCTTTCAACATCGCTCGCTTTTCTCGTGCTCGTGCATTCTTCCTGTCCTTTTCCTCGCGGCTCGGTCCAGTGTATTTTCTACTGACCATCTGCTGCGCAATGGACCTGCACAGCTTCGCGGCTCGCTCAAGGCTTTTGCCGGTCGCTGTCTCCAGTGACCTCATCAGCTCCGGCCTGCGGTCTTTCTTTTTGATCTTGACGCTCATGTGTCGCACCGGCTGCAAATCACGTACGGCAGATCCACCCGATTGAACTGGTTTTCCACCCGATCAATCCGATAGTTCTCGCCATCTGCATTTGTTATCGTGTCCGCCACATTCACGTCACGCAGGCTCTGCAGAATGCAATAATACTCGCCGACCATTGCACGGCGTTTGCCGGCCTGTGTCGCGGATATCTCAGCACTCGACAGAAACCACTTCGCCCGGATCTGTGCCACCTCAGAATCAACGAATGTCCGCTCGGCCTTTGCTGGCCCTGTGGCTGTTCGTCGCTGCTTCAGTGTCACAAACTCAGTCAACTGCAGGTGGCAGTATGAACGCTGCAACGCTGTCTCTGCCGGGTCGCTGAACATCACCACCCACGTTGTCGTTGCGTTGCCACGTTTGACTCTGAACGTGTCGCCAGCCGTCACTGCCGTAGTGCTGGCTGGCGTCCAGATATGTGCCCGCCTGATCGTCTGCCGCTCGGGCTGTTCAATCAGTCGGACAGTGCGGGGAATGGCCACGCCTGCGGAATTCGTCCACGTCGCCTGTTCGCCGAGTTCGTCGGTATTCAGGATGGCGCAAACATCTTCGGCAAACTGGTCACGCAGGCTCATCGTGTGCGGCTCGCTGTCTGCTGTGGTGCTGCTGCTGCAGACTCTGACAACGCGATAAAATCACGACTTGCCAGACTGTGCAGCATCGACTCATCCACTTCATTGACGGAAACGCTCGTCTCTTTATTCTCGAACACTTCCAGCATCACGCCTGTAGAAAGCATGGTGCGGAATTGTCGTTTGTTCGTCTCTTTGTTCCGGCCTTCAGATGCCGGCCCCAAGCTCACTCGATAGGTTTTCATCGTCTCAAATCCTCCCGCCGAAAGAATGCTGCCACCGCATGGCGGATGCAGTGGCAGCCACCGGCAGCCGTCGCTGCCGGTGTTGCTCAAATCACACCGCCGTCATCAAGTGGTCAGCGTGCAAAGAATCGAGGTCCACCATGCGAAGTATCCCACGTTGTAGCGGGCTTCGGTCATGAACTTCACGTCCTTCGTTTCCAGATCGTCGATGCCCTTCATCATGCGGGTCAGCGGCTCACGTCGCTGGAACACGAAAGGCTTCACGGCTTCGCCGGTCTTGAACAGGTACAGCTTGACATCACTGGTCAGGTACGGGCTGGACACGATATTCGGACGATCCACAACCACGTTCGTGCTGTTGCCGATCAATTCCGATTCCAGTGCATCGTACACCAGATCCCGCAACGCTAGCGGAACCAACAACGTCAGGTCATTCAGTCGCCCAACCGTCGGGCGGTTGTACAGCTTGCCCTGATCATTTTTGAACGCCAGCATCGTCTTCACCATCTTACGAATGGCGGTCTTCACCTCGGCAACAGTCGGTGCCGAGGTGCTGGCAACAGTGCTTGTGATGCTGTTAGACTGTGTGCCTGAGTTGCCCCATGCGTGATCAGTGTCGAAGAAATACTGCCCGTCAAAACAGGTGCTTGACGCCCCCTGTTCGAGCACAGAAAACCACAGCTCATCAGGATGATGCGCGGCCTCGATGCCCAACTGTTCCAGAACAGGCCCGTATTGTCCGAGGTTGTCGTCGGCCAAGTCGGTTTTCTTGATCAGCAGAGACGATTCCCAGTGCTTGTTTTCAAGCACGAAATTTGCAGCCCGCAGTTCGGAAAACTGACGCTCGCCCAACCACTCACGCATCCCCGGCATGTTGCCGATCCATCCGTACTTTTCGGAGGTTCGCACGCTGGAGGCGTCGTAGCAGACATTCGGGTAAAACGGAGTTGCTGC